ATATGCCCCGTAGGTAGGGGATGCGGCATTAGTTGTACCCCAATTCAGTGTACTACCGTTAATTACAAGCGAACCACCTATGGCAAAACTGGTGTCATTGATAGTAATTAAACCGCTGCTTGCTACTATTGTACCGCCGATGCCGTTTAAACGGAGAGCAACTATAAATGTTACACTACCTTCAGTGGTAGCATCATTAGTGGGTGTTACTGTAAATGAGCCACTGTTGTCGGTAATAATAACTTCTCCGGTATTTGCGACAAAGTTACCTGTACCGACGCCTACAATAGTTATAGTCCAGTAATAAGTTCCGTTCGGAATATTAGTTCCACCAACTGTAAGTGTTAAACTACTACCTTCATCAACATTGTTAGCTGCTGGGGTTAGTGTATAAGTTGGTCCTCCGCCGGCCGTTAGTAATATCTGTGTTATAGGCATCTTGATTCCTTAGTCTAGTGTAACATTACCATTAATGTACCAGTAGTTATAATCAACTTTGATCAATGTAGCCATACCGTAGGCAGCAAGATCCCAATAGGTACCACTACTACCGTCACTGCTATTTCTAATGTTGATACCACCACCATCAGCATCTACATTTATAATAGCACCACTGTCATTGATGATTACAACTGTAAATCCAATTGGTAGCGGACCGTCTTCATTGTAAGGAACGATGATGTCAGTGTCGCTGTTAGTAACAAAGATATGCTTGCCCGAATCTTCTGGTTGTAGTCTATGATCCGCACCGTTGAATATCTTACGCTGTGGAATTTGTTGTGCTGAACTTGTTTGTCTTGTACCATCAGCAAATTCAATAGCACCGCCATCGCGATCTACAATTTCTGCTAGGGTGTGATACTCTTCGTTACTGCTTGGGTCATACCAGTTAGTAGCAAAGTCTGGTGTCCAATCTTCAAACTCACCAGCACTTACAACTGGAGTAAATGTAGTTGCTTCTGTTGAGGTAATCTTATTGACATTATAGATGTCATTTTGTAGAACCCAACCACCGTATGCTCCTTCACAATTTGCTGACTTAGGTAGTTTGACTAGGAAACTGTTATCGAAGTTGTTATTAAAGGCTGTGGTATAACCTGATATGTAAAGATTATCTGCGTCCAAGGTCAAGTTACGGCCGTTCTTGAAGTATTCGTTAGTACCACCTAACTGTCGTAATAGTGTGCCAAAGAACTTACGATAGGTTATCTCACCTGTGGCATTGAACTTAATTAACTTGATACAACTTTCATATTGGTTTTCAAACTGTGCTTCTATGACAGCGTAAACATCACCGTTAGTGTCTATTGCTACACTACTGTCATCCCATGAACTAGTTTCACGCTGCCACTTGATATTACCAGCGGCATCTAGTTTGGTGACCACAGTTGAACTGGTACCTGTGTTTTCGTAACTGACTACGATTGTGTTAGTACCTTGTACGCTCACACACTTGGCATAACAATTATGTATTGAATTGTTTAGTGCTTTGGTCCAAGCATGTGTACCGTTAGTATCAAACTTAGATACCACAGCACACCAATAACTGTTAAGGTCTGCTCCTGCTACATTGTTTCTAGCAATCATTTCACCTGCGGCATAGATAGCATTATCACTGCCTACTGCTACTGATAGGTAACGCTCTGTGTCGTTAACTGTTCCAGCACTGAGTACTTTGCTCCACAAATAACCAAACTCATCATCTGCTTTATAAACAAATGCTTCACCACTTAGAGCGTATTCTAAACTCCAAGTACCTACTCCGCCAAAGTCTACAGCGTTTGCTATTACTATCTTGAAAGTATTTGTCTGTCCTGTACCTGTAAACTCATGTACATATTGTACTTGGCCACCACTAACACTAACTCTAACTGTAAGGTCGTTGGCAGGACTTGTACCATCTAAACTAGTACCAGGAATAACTATGATATCGTTTTCAACATAGTTAGATCCGCTGGTAACTACGCCATAATTGCCGTAACTTGCGTAATTTGCTGTTGAGTCTAGCTCATACATCAATTCAAATCCGCTACCTACTTGGTAGTTAGTACCTGTAACCTCATTATAAGTAAATGGTGCGGCCCGTGCGTTTCCATAAGTACCCGAAATTGTAGCACCGGTAATGCCGCCTGATTCGTTTACACTAGTAACAGTTATGATAGCATCGTTAGTTCCTGTTAGACCTTCTAATGCTGTTCCATCAACTAAAATCTTGTGTCCTGGAAGATAGTTGGTACCAAGTGTAGTTGCTGTAACACTATCATAAGTATATGGGCCAGCTCCGCCGATAACAATGTCAAACTCAGCCCCACTACCTTGACGGGTTGTGCCACTTAGTGGTGTATATCTATTAACTGTTGTTATACTAGCACGGCCAGTGATGCCTGTTCCACTTACATACCAGTCGTTAGCATTAACATTACCTACTGATTGTAGAACATACAATATGCTTGTAGTGCTTCCAGTTTGTGGAGTTATTGAAACAGTGTTATACTCGTCCCACTTACGACCAACTATTATGATGTTACCAGCATTGTCAAAAGTAAAGTCGTAAGGTATAGCATCACCGTTTTCGCTACTATCTCTAAATCCAGCACTAACAACTACACGAGCAGTTTCTGGATCAATCTGTAGGAATAATGCTCCTACTTGATTACCATAGTATTCACATAGGACTACGATGTTTCCGTTAGTCGGATGGATCTTGACAGCGTTACAACGAGTATTATTACCGAGATCGTTGTCGTTAAGTATAATACTCCATACTACCTGTCCTTGGCTGTTGTAGCGAACTATGATACCGTCATTGATGTCATCGTCTTGACCTACAGCATATACATCACCATTACTAGGATCTACACAGTTAGCACGGAACCAAACATCCTCGTTGTTATTATTAGCATTGCCAAATATTGAGAACCAACCAATCTGTGTTTGTGTTAGACGAATATCACCGTCGTTAGGTATTGTTAGTGTGCCATCGTTGCCAAACATATATTCATGAGGTGCTGATGTTGAGCGTACTTGTGCCAATTCAGCATCCACAAAAGTTAATGTTGGTGTGACTACTAGCACATCTTCTGTGAGATCAGTTAGTAGACCTACTGCTCCACCTTCTTCAGCAAGTAATGTAACAAACTTACCTGGGATACGGCTGGCAACCACAGTGAACTTGTCTACTCCAGATCCTATGGTCATTTCACGACCATCTTGATCTATCTGTAGTACCACACCTTGTTTGTTTCTGTCGCCGCCGAAGGGGCCATCGCTGTCTTCCTCAAGTACAGAGCCCTGTATGGCCAACTTACCATTAGGTCCTAGGCTTAAATTACGAGCACGATTGTAGTTGTAGTCGTAATCGTAGTCGCTGTTGTTAATATCATCATAGCCTATGAATTCGTAGTGGTCTGATTCAATGTATCTCTGCCATAAAACTTCACCGTCTGTGCTGTACTTGGCCAGAGCCATAGTAGTTTTGCCAGTAGTTGCGAATTCAAATATATCTCTATTAGGATTATCCTGTGTAACAGTTAGTACACTTAGGTAAACATTACCAGTATCGTCACAGTCAATGCCTGAAGCTACTGAAGCACAAGGTCCTGGCCCTGCTCTGCGACTCCATACTATGTCTCCTGTACTGTCAATCTTTGATATGTAGGCTACAGTTTTAGTAGTGTCTCCGCCATCGGTGGTAATATCTTCACGAGTGTTTAAGGTAACGAAAACATTGTTTTGACTGTCTACAACTATGTCGCCACCAGCAGTATCAACTTCACCTAAACCTTGGATTGCGGTACCCCAGATATAAGCACCAGTAGTGCCGTCAAACTTGTTGACCCAGGCTCCTACTAATCCGGGACCGTCGGGACCATAATACCCCATAGCCACGATGTCGCCGTCTGCTCCTACATCTGCCCCGTACATTTCAACTACAGAACCTGGAATTTCTAGAACCTTAGCCCATATTAAATTACCGTTAGTGCCTGCTAGTTTTAATATGGCTGACTTGGTTAGATTAGGACCACTGGCACCATCTTGGTATTCAGCGATCACAAACACATCATCACCGTCTGTGGTGATAGAACTGGTTTCGTGCCAACTGTTGACTTCTTCAGTGGCTACTCTATATGATTTAGTTGGATAATCTAAGTCGCCTGTGAATGTAAGATCTGGGAACAATAGGCTAGTTTCGTTGCCAATATTGTCATAGGTAGCCAACGCAACTGTATCTATTGTGGTCCAATTTGTACCATCTGTGCTTTCTTGGAATACCCATCCCTGATAGTATGTATAATCTCCAGAGACAAATACTACTTGATAGTCTGTGCCTTCAACAGTTATTCCGCCTATACCGTTTAGGGCAGGAGTAACAGATTCTATGAGTTCAACAGGTTGATTACCGCTTAATACCTTGCTCCATACTAGACCGCCTTCATCATCAAGTTTCATCACTGCGATGCTGTCTCTGTTGTCAACACCATAACTGTCAATGGTAAATGTTATTACCATACTGTTGTCATCAAATACGACTAGGTCAGCATTTACACTGGTATCAACATCGTGATTGTTCAGTTGCTGTTGCCACAATAACTCACCTGTATCACTAAACTTTGAAATGACCAATTTGTCATTGCCTATATCGTAGAGGCTGATGTGTAGGGTAATCATATTACCTGCGGTATCATAGGCTACTGCTTGTGGTGATACACCGTTTATATCTGCCTGTTGGGCGCGGCTGATTAGAGCAAAGTAATCTGTATTTCCTACAGTGACTTTGATTTCCTTGTCATCTGTGAGTGAACCAACACCGCTTATCGGATTATTATCGATGTTTATATCACCTTCTTGAGTAATTTGTAATTCAACGCCGTTTAGTACTATTGCGTCGTCTTGTACTTCAAATGGTTTATTTGTCATTTCCTTTTTCCTTAATCCGATGTTTCTATTTCTGTAGCGAAGATTTTAATATTTAATGGATATCCTGCGTTAGTTGCTGTTGCTATTACTTCCATTTTGTTTGTTACAACATTAAATTGTGTAGTAAAAGTTGCTAACGCTGATACACTTGTGTAAGTTATACCATATACTGATAATGCCGGAGCAGTTGTAAAATTCACTCTCTTAACGACATGTGCTTCACATACTTGAGTATGCCATGTTGCTGATCCGTTTGTATCTGGGCTTACTGTGCCTTCTGCTTGAATAACAAGTTTAGCACTGGCGATATTAGTGTTAAATGATGTCCAAATAATAGTTGGTGTATTAGCAGGAACTACGCCGGCTGTTGTCCTTGTATAGACACTGTTAGGTAGTGTGACTACATTTGTAACCAGTTCTGCTGTAGTAACATATTCTATGATGTTTGCGCTGACAGCGTTTAGATGTGTAGTTGATACGTTATTGGCTGTTAAATCTGTGGCATATACTTTTCCAGTAATTCCATCAACTATAAGAGTTGAATCATCAGCAAAAACAGATCCTGATAAGTTACCAGAGAAATTATTACCTCCCTGACCTATAAGTGTATAAAGTTCCGAAAAGTTTTGATTAGTTAGATTAAAGGCCTGACGGACGGTATCTCCATCCTTTGTATTAGGCCCTGTACCTATGTTTATTATGCGTTGAGACATACTTTTTCCACCCAAACGAGTTGCTTATCGTATTTATCGCTACCGATAAATAGTTACATGCCCAGGTTATCGCTTTATAAGCCCGAAAAAGGTAATGATTTTAAGTTTATAGACAAACAAGTCTATGAAATGTTCCAAGTTGGTGGAACTGATGTTCTAGTTCACAAATATATAGGACCTATAGATCCTACAGATCCTAATAAAGCTATGGGCGAAAGTACTATTCAAGATGTACTATTCTTAGAAAATAGAGATCGCAAATACGATACTTCAATATATCCATTACGTGGTGTGTATAACGTAAACGATATTGATTTTAACCTGAGTCAATTTGGTCTATTTCTACAAAATGATACTATCTTTATGACTGTACATATTAATAATACTGTAGATACCCTTGGACGCAAAATTATTACAGGCGATGTTATAGAATTACCGCATCTTGTAGATCCTTATGCTTTGGGAAATTTAGCATATGCTCTTAAAAGATTCTATGTTGTAGAAGATGTTAACAGAGCCGCAGAAGGATTTTCAGCTACTTGGTGGCCACATCTTTACAGACTTAAATTAAAGCCACTTGTTGATAGTCAAGAATATAAAGATATTTTTATGACTCCTGTAAACAGCGATATGTTTGCTGGAGAATACGACGAAACAAAACATTACTGTGTAGGTCAAATTGTAAGAGATAAAGGTGTGCTATACGAAGTTATTGCCGAGACAACCGGTAACGAGCCTCCTAATTCAACATATTTCCGTCCGCTAGATCCTAATGAGATTACTGGTAGCGGAATGAGTGATTATTTAAAGATACTTGCTATTAACGAAGCAGTTGTAGCAGAAGCAGAATCAGATTCTCCGCTAAGTGGATACGAAACTAGTCAGTTCTGGACATTAAGTGTTGATCCTAATTCTGGAAATGTTAATTTAGAAACAGTTGACCAAGATACTCTTGCTATCGACGATTCTAATACAGCAGATGCTACAATGGTATCTCCTGTAAAAGACGGATATAGAGGATTTTTATTAGGCGACGGCATTGCTCCAAATGGTGCTCCATATGGGTTTGGTATTAAATTTCCAGACAATGCTGCTAGAGGTGACTTTTATTTGAGAACAGATTATTATCCAAATAGACTTTTTAGATTTAGTGGAAAGCGTTGGGTTAAGTATGAGGATCAAAGTCGTCATACTATGACAAACAACGACGTAAGAACAACATACAAAACTAAATTTATTAATAATACTGAACAAAGCGGTGTTGGTATGCTTGAAATGGATGTATTCACTATTACAGATCCTCACACATTCCGTCCAACAGATCCTACATCATTCATGGATGTTGCAGGCAAAAAGATTGTTACTAAGGTTCCTTATGTTTCAACTTATGGAGTTGATGTTTGGATAGGCGAAGCAAGAAATCCAGTTACAAGTGTATTTGAAGAAGATGGATGTATTGCCTTTACTGTAAGATTTTCATTACGAGTTGGCGAAGAATTACGTTGGACAGTTTACAAAGAAACAGTAAAACAAAAACAAGCCTTATCAAAGGCACTTAGACCTAGGGCAGATTTCTAATGCAATATTTTTATGACGGGCAAATACGTAGATACCTTGCTCAAGTAATTCGAATGTTAAGTAACTTTAAGTACAGAACAGCCGACGGTGTTGAAAAAGTTGTTCCAGTTATTTACGGTGATATCTCTAGACAAGTTGCTTCAATTTTAAAAGATAATTCTGAAAATAAAATGCCTTCGGCACCTCGTATCGCTGTCTATATGACAGACTTAGAATTAGACAGATCTAGATTAAGTGATGCTACGTTCACTAGTAAAGTTCATATTAGAGAGCGAGAAGTTTTAGAAGATGGATCATCCGCAAGCGGAACATACGGAACTGCTCAAGGATTAAATTATACTGTTGAGCGTTTAATGCCAACTCCATATAAGTTATCAATTAAAGCAGATATCTGGTCCACTAATACAGATCAGAAATTACAAATTCTTGAACAAATTTTAGTTTTATTCAACCCAAGTTTTGAAATACAAACTACAGACAATTATGTTGACTGGACTAGTTTATCAGTTGTAGAACTTACAGATGTTACTTTAACAAGCCGTTCAATACCTCAAGGAATTGATAGCGAAATTGATATTGCTACATTAGAATTTGAAACACCTATATACATTACTCCACCTGCTAGAGTTACTAGAATGGGTGTAATTCACACTATTGTTGCTAATATTTTTACTGAAGCAACTGGAGAAATTGATCCAGATTTTCTTTATGGTCTTCCAGAATCAACACAATATATCACACCTGGTAGATTTGGTCTACTTGTTATAAACAATCAAGCACGTTTACTTGGACCAGGTGAAAGTGTAACTGAAGATGATATACCAGAAAAGTACGGTCCAAATGTTAATTGGTACAAACTATTAGATCAATATGGAAAATTTAGAGCAGGTATAAGTCGTATATTCTTAAAGAAAGCAGATGGTACTGAAGTTGTAGGTACTATGAGTATTCATCCTAGCGACGACACTATTGCTGTAGTTAATTTTGATCCAGATACATATCCGACAAATACTATTATTGATGGTAGAGGAAATGTTGATGCTATTATAGATCCTCTTACATATAATCCACCAGATACTATTGCTGCTGGAATTAGATATCTTCTTTTAGATAGAATAGGAAAGGATGAAAATAACGATGGCCCTGACGCTTGGAAAAATGCTGATCTCTCTGATTTTATTACTGATGCTAATAACATCATAGAATGGGACGGTAGTCAGTGGAATGTAATTTTCGAAGCTGCTACAGTAACCGAGATCACTTATATAACTAACTTAAGAACAGGTGTTCAATATAAGTGGGATGGCGATGAATGGACCAAGAGTTTCGAGGGCGAGTACGTAGAAGGACGCTGGCGTCTGGTCCTATGATTAAAAAGGTCCGTGGTAGTGGTGCTTTGTTTTTAAGTCAAAGCACTAAAAGGTTTCTAGTCTTACAAAAAGCAAGTGGAAAAAAAGAAGGAATATGGGGCCTTGTAGGGGGTAAAACAGAATCCGGTGAATCTATTTGGCAAGGTCTTTGTAGAGAAGTTATTGAAGAAATAGGATTCATGCCAGATCTAATAAAAACAATTCCTTTAGAAACTTTTGTTAGTGATGATACACATTTTAATTTTCAAACGTATATTTGTATAATAAAAGAAGAATTTATCCCAACTCTGAGTCGAGAACATAAAGGATGGGCTTGGTGCGAGTTAGATAGCTGGCCAAAACCTACACATCAAGGTATACGAAATACCATTAATAATAAAGTTATAAGAGCTAAAATAGAAACCATTTTTGAATTTTTAGATAACTTATCGTAGTAAATACAGCGCCAAATTTATATAATTAGGAGGCGTAATGACAAAATTCATTCCAATAAGAGATCGTCTTCTTGTTAAAAAAATAGAAGATGATCTTAAAACTAAATCTGGACTTATATTATCAGAAGATACAAAAGAAAGACCAACTAAAGGTACTGTTCTTGCTGTAGGCGAAGGAGCGATAAATGAGGACGGAAAAATACTTCCAATGGTGATAAAGGTCGGAGATACTGTTCTGTATCCTAAGTATGCCGGACATCCAGTAAAACTTAATAAAGATGAGTATCTAATATTAGAAGAAAAAGAAGTTTTAGGTATTGTTACAGAGGGAGAAATTGAAAATGTCTAAAATTAGTCCTAGAGTTGTAGTCATGGGACAGGAAGCCCGAGACAGAATTGTTAAAGGAGTTAACATTTTAGCTGATGCTGTTAAGGTAACTTTAGGTCCTAAAGGAAGAAATGTTATTATTCAGAGACAATTTGGTGCTCCACATATAACTAAGGATGGTGTTACAGTCGCTAAAGAAATCTTTCTAGAAGATAAGTTAGCAGACACCGGCGTTAGAATGATTAAGCAGGCCGCTAGTCAAACATCAAATGATATTGGAGATGGCACTACTACTGCTACTATTTTAGCTCAGGCTATGATTAGAGAAGGATTAAAGTTTGTTACAGCAGGAATTAGTCCTATTAATCTTAAGAGAGGTATTGATAAGGCAGTAGCAGCAATTGTTGACGAATTAGATAACATAAGCCAGGAATGCTCAGAAGAAAAAAGAATTGCTCAAGTAGCTTCTATCTCAGCTAATAATGATGAAGATATGGGAAAATTAATTGCTGAAGCATTAATAAAGGTCGGTCCGCTCGGCGCTGTCTCTGTAGAGAACGGTACTAGTCTTAAAGACGAACTAATAATTGTAAATGGTGTACAATATGAACAAGGATATTTAAGTCCGTACTTTGTTAATTCAGATAAGCAGAAATGTATATTAGAGAATCCTTATATTCTAATATGCGATCGTCCGATTCTTAATATGAATGACTGTATGGATATCCTAGAAAAGTTAGTACATACAAAAAGACCATTTCTTATTATGGCCGAAAGTATCGAAACAGATATTCTTGCTACTTTGGTTATTAATAATGTTAATGGTTCTATTCAGACTTGTGCAGTTCGTGGTCCTGATTGGAAGGGACCAAAGCGTAGTCAACTAATAGAAGACATTGCTATCCTAACCGGTGGTAAGGTTATTAGTGATGCTACAGGTAAACGTGTTGAAAATGCTGAACTTGAAGATTGCGGACAATGTAATCGTGTTGAGATAACAGCACACACTACAACAATTATCGGTGGCCATGGTGATAAAGACAAGATAGAAGAAAGAATTAAGACAGTTAAGGAACATATAGAAAGCGGTGAAAGAGATACAGTTTTTAGCGATCAATCATTAGAAGATCGTCTTGCTCAACTAGCTGGTGGTATTGGAATTATTCGTGTGGGACATGCTACTAAAATGGAGCTCGGTGAGAAGAAGGATCGTATTGACGATTCTCTACATGCTACAAAGGCTGCTATTAAAGAAGGTGTAGTTCCGGGCGGTGGTGTTGCTTATATTCGTGTAAAAGAAAAACTAAAAAACCTTAAAGGATCAAACACTGAACAAGATGCTGGCATACAGATAGTATTAAGAGCATTGGAAGAACCACTTAGAGCAATCGCTAATAATGCTGGTGATAGTCCAGACGTTATTGTTAACAAAGTTATCGAAGGCGATAACGAGTTTGGATACGATGCTAGTAACAGTTCATTTGGAAATATGTTTGAGATTGGTATTATTGATCCAACAAAGGTTTCTAAAATGGCCTTAATCAATGCTGCTAGTGTAGCTGGATTATTACTAATAACAGACTGTGCTATATACGAAGACGAGTATGAGCCGGATCTTAGAATTGCTGGTCCAAGTCCAGCAGCAGGACAGGAATTACCTCAACAATATGCTCAATAAAAAAGGCGCTTAAAGCGCCTTTTTACTTACTTTGGCTTTACTGGCCAATCAACGTCCCAAGGAAATCCTTCTTGAGCTGTCATATCTCTAAGAGCTTGACGGTATTCTGCCCATTCAGTTTTTTGCTTATCTGATAGTCTTGCTTGGGTAACGGGTAGATCAGAAAAATCACTTTCTACTAGTAGTTTTAAACGCTTCTCTAGAGCAGCTTCTTCGAGTTTATACTGATCTGGGGGAATAGTAATATACCATTCTCCAGAACCGTCACGTACTTTACCAAACTTTTCTTCTTTAAGAATTTTATACATTTCTCGTTGGAAGTCATCTTCGGCACGTTCCCAAGCATAAAATTCTACTGGGTTTTTACAACCTTTGAAAAGTATAGTACACCAAATAGCATCGACACCCATCATTCCGGCTATTTTTGTGACTTCTACAATATCATCTACTGTAAATCTTTTTGACATAGTATCTCCCAACATTAATAAATCACTGTTTATTTATACTTATCATTTCTCACGCCTAATCCAGATCTAGAATCATAAGCAAATTTTGGGTAATACGGCCCGTTAACATTAATGTAATGAAAAAATGCCTGTACTTGGTAACTGCCGGTCCCAGCGTCAAAAACATCTCTCCAGTGGTTAATTTCACATCCTCTATATATTATAGCATCTCCCGGGTCCTGATTAATAAGAGTTCCGGGCTCAACATACATTCCCCATTTATAATCAGGATCTTTTTGTGTATAATTAAATCCGAAGCATATAGTTGTGCTTATTTCACAACTTTCTCGATCTCGGTGAATATCAAGTTTCATACCAGGATGATATACACGATAATATGTATAAGTTGGACATAATTTTAATCCTGTGTTTTACTCCATATGAGGATGTAAAAAATAAAGCATAGTTTCCATTAATGTATCGCTGTACACTGAATGTGCATTTTCTACTTGAGCTTCTTTTCCAATTTCTGGCGTAAATTCTGTTTCTTCTTTTAAAAGGGCATACTTGGTAATAATTCTACACAAATCAGTCGGTATCATTTTTTGAACTGCAACGTATTTGTTTTCACTAAAAAAGTCCGAGTTAGTCATCTAAACGGAGCTCCTAAACTCCAGCAAACTAAACTGTACCTAGTTCCTCTAGTAATTGGAGTTACTTGATGAGGAATATGAGAAGGGAATACAATTACTGAGCCTCTTGGTCTGATTTCAGTACATGTGTGAAACCGATCCGAACGATGAGGGCCTAGATCAAATTGTAAATTTCCACCATCGTATTCTTTTGGATCATTTAAGCTAACAGTAACACTAATCTTTCTTATTTTTCCCATCATTTGGGGATTAGAAGTTTTATTATGATCTTCTGGCATAGTTTCTCCCATTTGATTATAAAAAGGAGTACCATCAGAATTTTTATGAATTGGATCAACTTCTGGATCAAATGGTTGATAAGGAATTGATGAAGAATCAGTATGCCAGCCATAAAACTGATTTATTCCGTATTTTGTAAATTGCATATCTTCAGTATAATCCCAATCAAAATTCCACTTGGCACGTTTATTAGCCTCAACTATATAGGGCCATACAAGATCGTAAAGTTCAGAATTATTTAAGAATGTTACACTTGAATCTCTAATATAAATGTTATTAAGATCAATACCTTTTTTTACTAAGGATTCTGTGGTCTCATGATTTGTTGGTATAGCATTAGTATCTTTATGTTTTTCTTTCCAGCCGCCGGTTGTCCCTATTAGTGCTTCTTCGCCATATTTCTTTTGTTCATCGAGCATCTTAGTTATACCCATTTCAAGTATTTGATCACAAATAGTTAAAGGTATAGCTGATTGAAAGTACCAATAGTGGTATTCTAATATCACTTAAATAACGCTCCGTGAATATGTCCGACTAAAACATACTTATTTCCCTTTGTAATTGGGGTTATACTGTAAGGAATATAAGAAGGAAAAATCAAACAAGATCCCTGTTCCTTTAAAAGAGAAGAGTCAGCATTGATATTTAAAAATTCAATATCCCCACCTTCATATTCGTTAGGATCATTTAAATTGATAATAAATGTAATTTTTCTAGAAGGAGCCATTAGATTTAATTCCAAATGCATTTTATAGTAATCACCTTCTGAATATTTGAATACTTGAGGAAAATCTTGATCAATAATACCTAATAAACTAAAATCATATATTTCGTCGTTTGCACTTTTAGTTACTTCTCTAATATTTAAAAATGGAAATCCTGCTGTATCACCTCTTAATTTTTGTCTTTTAGACTGATGAAGATTTGAATCTCCGATAACTGTCGATTGCAACCATAATTCTTCAACGCATGTAGATAATATATCTTTACAATCCTCTGTAGAGAATAAAACAGATTTATTAATTGACATAATTTCTAAAGAAGCTGTTTTTTTTGCTGCGTCTACAGCAGCATCGGTAAAATTACTATCAGTATTTGTCATAAAACCCCCATTATTTTCTGATATTTATTGTTAAAAAATCAACTTATTTTTTTTTCAAGCATATGATGGTTAAGTATTAATATAAAGGAATCAACGATGTCTAATTTAGAATCTATTATATTACAAAAACCAATACATGTAAATGATAGAGAAAAAGAATTTATAGAAAAGTTTGTATTAGGCCCACATTTTCCTTGGTTTTGGCAAGATAAACAAACATTCGGTGATGAAGAAAATATACCAAAAGAGATAAAACCTCATATTAAATTTGACAATGGATCTTTTTTAAGTCATACTCTTTTAATACGAACAGAAGAAGAAAATGTCAAACATACTGAAAGACCTGCTAACGAAGTAAGTTCATATTTTGAATTCTTTCTTGAACTATTTCACAGATTTATGAGTGAAAATAATCTAAAATATAAAAATATATTTAGAGCTAATTTAAACCTTACATGGCATAATAGCGATTTGCATACAGCTCCTCATTTGGATCATCACTGGCCACACAACAATTTTATTATGTATCTTACATCATGTGACCAAGGACAAACGATTGTATGGCCTGATGACTTTTCTTACACTTATATGATTCCTAGTATTCAATATACAGCAGTAACTTTTAAAGGGCACTGGCACGCTCAAAGATATCCCGCATCAGGATCTAAGAGATTAGTGCTTGTTGTAACATATATATAGTTAGAAAAAGGTACTAACATGGATATAGTTATTGTCGGTGGTGGAACAGCAGGTTGGATTACTGCATTATTAGCAGCAAAAAGACATCCGAATCATAATGTTAAAGTAATTGAATCATCAAAAATAGGAGTAGTTGGAGTAGGAGAAAGCACTACAGGAAGATTTACCGATGTATTGATGAATATTTTCTATGATTTAGGTTGTGATATAAATGAATTTATATTAGAAACTGGTGCTACATTAAAGTTTGGGATCAAACACAAAGGATGGACTAACAATATAGATCAATATTATATTGGACCTATAGACGGAAGTTGGACAAATACTAGTACTCCTGATCCTTTATTTGCTTGGGGACTTAATAACTTAGATTATTCTAAATTGTTAACAGCTTCGAAATGCGGATTTTTAACTTATCATGGTATGTCTTCGTTTAATAAACATGTAGGAACTTTTTTAGATCCTAGACAAGCAATGCATGTTGACGCTTACCAAGTAGGCCAATATTTTAAAAAGTTATGTCTTAGATGTGCTAACTTAGAATTTATCGACGGAGAAGTTGTAAAAGTTGCTCTCAACTCCGAAACAGGAAATATCGCAAGTGTTGATTTAAGTGATGATCGAACAATTAATGGAGATATGTTTATTGATTGTTCTGGATTTCATAAGATTTTAATTAATGCGTTAGGAGGTAAGTGGATTAGTTATCAAAAAAATCTACCTCTTAATACTGCTATTCCTTTTTGGTTAGAATACGAAGATGGTGAAGTTCCGGATATTTCTACTACAGCCTGGGCGCAAAAAAATGGCTGGATGTGGCAAATTCCGTTAATGGATCGTAGAGGTTGTGGATATGTATTTTGCGATGCGTATACAACCCCAGAAAAAGCACAAGAAGAAGTTGAAATAATTTTAGGTAAAAAAGTTGATATTCGTAAAGTTATAAAGTTTGACGCAGGAAGACAAGAAAAATCATGGATAAAAAATTGTGTTACTATAGGCTTAAGTTCTGCTTTTCTTGAGCCATTAGAAGCAACATCAATCCATTCGTCAATTGTACAAGCTCAAACTTTTATATTTGAATTCTTAAAATCCACAATTGACGAAACATTAAATGATGGTTCAAGAAATATCTATAACAAAAGAACTAGTAGAATGTATGATGATATCAAAGAATTTTTAATTATGCATTACATGGGTGGTAGAGATGATAGTGAATTTTGGAAGTATATTAAAACTGGAGTTACTAAAACTGACTATGTGAATGATATATTAGAAATGGCAAAAACTAGAGTTCCTTCAATACATGATTTTCCTTCCTATGATGGATCAGCTGGATGGCCACTGTATAGTTATGTAATGGCTGGATTACATCTTATAAGCAAAGAAGCAGCTAAAAAAGATTTACAATTAGATTTACCCGATTACGGACCATTAGAACCAATTACTGCTATTACATATTACGATCTACAAGATCAATGGAGGGCAGAATCTACAAATTTATATACATATAAAGAATTTATAAATTATTTTAGAAATTTAAGGTACGAGAATGGATTTTCAGATAAAAAATATTAAAGATGAAATTCTCTTAATAGATAATATAGTTCCTAAATCTTTACAGGATTCTATTATTACTAGAGTACAAGGTGATCAACATTTTCCGTGGTTCCTTCTTCATAGAATAGGACATCCAGATCATTATGGTATTGGAACAACTCCAGATTATGTTGATCCTAATATTACAGATGATGTTGGATTCTTTCATATGGCTTTTGACGGTGGATCGTATTCTCCGCACTATGATTTTTTTAAATCGATATTAGATTTTTTTACAGATAAAACAGGTATAGAAGTTAAAGAAATATTAAGAATTAGATTAAGGTATACACATAAAGGACAAGGTCATACAGCATTTAAATATGCTGCGCCGCATGTTGACTTTAATACTAATAGCCCATATAATACATTAATTTATTATGTAGACGATAGTGATGGTGATACAATTATTTTTAATAAAATTTTTAATACTAACGAAGAAATATACAATCCAGCATTAGCAGATCCGTTACCTGAGTTGTTACGTATAACCCCTAAGAAAGGAACAGGATTATTTTTTAATGGACATAGATATCACTCTGGAAATTATCCAGTAGAATATAGTTCAAGAATAATAATTAACTTTGATTTTGAAATATTATGACTGAATACCATCCTTATCAAAATTACTTAATTTGTAGAGACAATTATTTTGAGAAACCCCAGGATGTTGTTAAGATGTCTACATCGTTAAATTTTTCTAGATCTACATATTATCCTGGAAGAAGAACTGGAAACTTATTAGGATTTGAGGAGCCTGAAATAAAACAATTTGCTGATTGGTTTGCTAATAGAATTAGTCTTGATGTTTTTCCAGGAATAAGAATGTTTGAATTATTTCTTTGTTTTCATATAAACGATCCTGTAGAGTATCCCTATTATAACAGAGGGTGGATTCATACTGATTATGGTAATTTAGCAGGTTTAGTGTATCTTACAGAGAATGAATGTAATTTTGATACAGGAACATCTATTTTTGATCCTGCTCTTGATAATATAGATGATATTCAAGAGCTACCTGACGACAAAGAAGCTTTGAAAAACTTTTATCTTCATGATAAACTTACAGAAGAATATGTTATTGGATTTGAAAATAATTTAAAATTATTTGAAGATAAAGAAACTATTAGAATAGGAAATAAATTTAATCGACTAATTGCTTATGATTCTAAGTTATGGCATAGACCTAATAGTTTTGTTACAGAAACAGGTACACCTAGATTATCATTACTTTTCTTTGTTTCACAATTTAATTATTAGGAAAAATTAAAGGCTAAAGATACTCTATCACTGTCGAGATCGTCAGTTAAATTCTGTTCTACATAGTGTGTTAAATAACTTGGAAATAATATTAAAAGTCCTTCATAAGGTACAAACCAATGTTCACAATTAATTCTATTATTATCAACATTCATTCCTTTATTAGATAATACTGATGTAATAAAATTCATTCGATCACATTCTGTATTAGACCTTAAGAAAAATATTTTCCCACTGTTAGTAGGAATTTTTAAATAAAAAACTCCACTTAGAAAACAGTTTGGATGATTGTGTTCTTGATTATATGAATATTTAGGGTTGATATTATACCAATAACTTACATTGTTCATATCAGAAGGTAATCCCCATTCTTTAGATATTCTTTTACCTATTGGAATTACTAAATTCTCAAATAATTTCATAGTTTCTAAACAATCATAGTTAGGAGATTTTAAAGAATGAGATTGATACCCTCCAGCATTACTAAGTTGATTGCCTTTTTGAGTTTGTTTAATAGAATTTACAGATTCAATTATTTTGTTTCTATCAACATCTTTTAGGTAAGTAGTGTAACATGAAGTTACAAATAAAAGTGTTTCTTGTAGTTCTATCATAGGGATATTTATTGTTATGAATAAATTAGAAAAATTTTCCGTAGTAGGCGGAGGAACAGCAGGATTTGTTGCTGCTTTAATTTTAAAGACTAGGTTTCCCGAGATAGAAATTGAAGTAATTCGTTCTAAGAAAATTGGTATTGTCGGAGTTGGAGAAGGTAGTACCGAACATTGGAATGAATTTATGAATTATATAGGTGTAAACTATCGAACAATTATTCGTGAATGTGATTCTACTTTTAAATGTGGTATTATGTTTAAAGGATGGGCAGAAAATGATTATATGCATAGTATCGGTCCAGAAGCAGATTTTAAAAACGGACAATATCTATCAATCTATGGCAAGCTAATAGGCGAGGGCTATCCTAATAAATTTTTAAATCCTAGCTATACCTGGGAAAATAAAGTATATCGTGATAGACTAAACCCAGACGCAGAAACTCCGTGGAATCAATATCATTTTAATACACATAAACTTAATGACTTTCTTACAAAGGTTTCTATTATTAAAGGTATTAAAGTTGTTAACGACGAAATACTAGATATAATCATAGACGAAGACGGTAACATTGACCATTTAATAGGTGAAGATAATAATTACTCTTCTGACTTTTATATTGATTGTACAGGATTTGCTAAGGCATTAATTTCTAAGTTAGGTGCAAAATGGGAATCTTACGGAAAATATCTCAAGATGAAATCTGCTATTACATTTCCTAATGATGATACTGAAGAATATAATATGTGGACACTAGCACAAGCAATGGATTATGGGTGGATGTTTACACTTCCGGTATGGGGAAGAAGTGGAAATGGATATATCTTCGACAGTGATTATATAAGTGTTGATCAAGCTAAAGAAGAAGTAGAAAGATTCTTAGGAAAAAAGATTGAGTTTGGTAAAGCATTTAATTTTGATCCAGGAAAATTAGATAAAGTTTGGATTAAAAATTGTTGTGCTATAGGTCTAAGTGCTAATTTTGTTGAACCTTTAGAAGCAACATCAATAGGCACAAGTATTCAGCAAGCCTTTTTGTTAATGCATCGCTTACCGAATTACGATGAAAAAACTATAGAAAAATATAATAAAGATATTAGTGATATTCTAATTAATATCAGAGACTTTGTTATATTACACTATGTTACTAAAAAGGATAACACACCATTCTGGAGAGATATTCAGAATATTAAACTTCCCGAAAGTCTTGAAGAAAATTTAAAGAAATGGAAAAAGAATTTACCTATTGCTGATGACTTTAGAGGAACAACCGATTATAAATTATTCAGTGAAGCACATTACATTCATATTCTTTCGGGTTTAAATTTATTCAATCGTGATTTGATTAGAAAAGAATATGAAATGATGCATCCTGAAATTAAGAAAAGGGACGATAACTTTCTTAGAGAACTTAGAACTCTTGAAAAAATCCAACCTACTATCGGGCATAAAGAATTTATATCACATATAAGAAATTCATTTTAGTTGTAATTCATTGCTATAGAAATTCTAGGTTCAGTATTTGTTCCAGGTTCAACTAAATGTCTTAGATATGATCTAAAGATTATTAATGTTCCTGTTTCTGGGGTATATCCTGTACGAGAATATCTTAATTGATTTCTATTTTCTTTAGTTTTTATAGGACACATATCAGGCTCTTTAGGATCTTCAAATACAATTCTTCCTGATCCTTCTGGAGCACTAACATAGTAAACGGCACTAAAAACATTACCATTATGAGCATGAAATTCTTGCCAAGAACTACCTGTAGCAACATTTAACCAAGAATAATTATTTTTGTATGTTTCTTCACAATTATGTGCCCGAGCAAATTGATGTATATGATAATTAACTTTATCTAATAGTGATTGACATTCGGGATCGTCATTTAAATTATGAGAAGCATGTGAAGTATAAGTACCTCCAACCCATTCTGATCCTCCTGTAGGAATTTTATCATATATAGATAAACAATGTTCTTTCAGTTTATCGTTTTCTTCTTTTGATAAGACATCTTCTTCAAGATAAATTGCTACAGGAAACCATAGTTCAATTTTTGACATCTCTATCCGCCCAAATGTTAAAACCAACTGCTATTCTATCTTCTTCACTGTGATTATGTGTTACAGTATGTTGTAACCATGCCTCAAACATTATCATTTCACCTACTATTGGTTCATATTTTACATGGCTAAAATTGTAATCATTTTCTTCTTTTTTAATTCTTTCAAAGAACGTATTTGTTACTCGACGAGCTTCTAAAGGATTGTGAAAAAGAACGTTGCCAGACTTTTCAGGAACATTTAAGTATAAACATCCACTAATTAACGCACCATAATGATCGTGTCTAACAAAATAAGATCCTGGAGGATTATATTGAAGCCATGATGTTATCTCTATGTAACATTTTGGATCGAGTCCTAATATTTCTAAATATTGTCTTGTTGCTCCATTAATACAATCTAGTAAAGGTCGATCGCCTAAGTTTCCTAGAAAATCTTTATCTTTATAAAATGTAGTTAACAATTCTCCAGGAGGAGGGTTATCAGCAAAATTAGTATCTTTAATAAACTTTCTAACTAAAAAAATAGAATTATCGATTATTTCTTTGTCTATTGTAAACCTAGCAAGAGAAATAGGAAAAATATTATTGACTCTCATCTCGGCTCCAAATTAATATTAATTATTGCTCTTTTAGTTTCTTCTATTGGATTACTTGCTGTATGATATTGCAGTCCATTAAACCAAATTAATCGATTAGCTTTTGGAGTAACTCTAGCTTGTGTAGTGAATGTTTCAGGACCGATTGCTGTACCTTTACCAGTATACGTACTCCACTCATTAAAAATTCTAGTATCACCATCTGAATCATTTAGATACAGAATAAGAGTTTCATGTGGGTAATAATAATCAACATGTGGCATGTTGTAATTATTACTAGTAAAGCCTTGTTTTTGAAATTTTATGCTCATCCTTACTCGAATTAAATGATTTTGAGTAAAGCCTAATTCTTTCTCCATCTTCTGAAATAATGGTGTAAGAGTGTTATATGTAAAGCTCTTAATGCTCCATTCTTTTTCAAATACTATATGATGAAACCCCCAAGTTTCCATGGCTAAAGGATCTCTAATTACTTCAGCATCGTTTGGATCTATAGAAACATGCTCGCCATAAAACCAAGGAAACTTTTGTCCTAAGACAAATGTAGAAAGTTCGTTAAACTCATCTGTATCTAAGAAGTCATCTATTATACATAAACTGCTTTTATTCATAGTCTATTACTTATGAATTTTTTTAGTCAGATTGAAAAAAATATAAGTAGTTTTATGAAAGTAGAAAAATTAGTCATTGTCGGCGGTGGAACTAGTGCTTGGTTAGCGGCCGCTTATCTTCATAACAATCATCCTGCTATTGATATTACCGTAGTTGATAAGGAAGTAGGAAACTCGATAGGAGTTGGAGAGGCTACGTTACTATCCTTTCTCCCTTTTATGAATGAATGTGGGTTCCAGATAGACGATTGGTTTTCAAAGATTGATACAGGATACAAGTCAGGAATATTATTCACTAATTGGCGAAAAACTGGAAACGACATCTGGCATCCTTTTTATAAGGGTAATAGAAAAGTTGATAAAAACTTTCATCTGTGGGATATTTGGTCTTTAGCACAGGATTTTGATTTTAAAAAATATGTAACAGCATCCTACGAATCTTCTATTATACATAATACTGTAGATAGTTCTAATTTACATGCATATGCTTATCATGTTGATTGTGGAAAACTTGTTTTGTATATTCAGAATAAACTACAAGATAAAATAAAGATTATTAAATCAGAAGTTGTAAATGTTATCAAAACAGATGATACTCATATAGATTATTTGGAACTGAAAAACAGTGATAAAATTAAAGCAGATCTATATGTAGACTGTACAGGGTTTCATAGTGTTTTGAGGAAGTCAAAAGAAAGAGTTGATTTACAAGGAAGGTTATTTGTTAATACTGCGGTTGTTTGCCAGGTACCTTATGAAGATCGTCCTGAAGAATTTAAACCTTATGCAGTATGCGATGCTGTTGATCACGGGTGGGTATGGAAGATTGGCATTTCTTCAAGAATTGGTAGTGGTATGGTTTTTAATAGAAACATAACAAATCCAGAAGAAGCAAAAGAATACTTTGTTAACTACTGGAATGGTAGAATTAAGAAAGAAAATGTTCGTGTAATTAACTGGGATCCTTTTTACAATAAGGATCAGTGGACAGGTAATATAGTTCAAATCGGTTTAAGTGGAGGATTTATTGAGCCTCTTGAAAGTACAGGTGTAGGATTAATTACTGTAGGAATTACTCAACTTAGTAATGCTATCTTCGAGCAATGGTATAGCCAGAATGACGTGAATAATTTTAATTCTCAATTAATAACTTTATTTGAAGATTGTGTTGATTTTGTTAGTATGCATTATGCAGACAATTTAAGAACTAGCAAATTCTGGGAATATGTTAGAAATACATTTGTTCCTTCTGATAGAATGTTGCATTACCTCGAAGTATTAAAAAACCCAAATGTTAAAGTCCCTGTAGATAGTAAGCACAATTATATGTTCGGTGGAAGTAGTTGGTCTATGTGTCTTCAACAGTTAGGATACGAAATAACGCCAAGAAATATTCCGTACTCTCAAGAAGAAATAAGGCAAATTATATATGAATACTATGTAGAACATGAAAAAAATAAACATGTGTGGTCACGAAAGCACGATTTAGAAATCGATAGAATTAACGAACTTAATAATTTATGAAAATAATTAATTGGTCATTTATTACTAGTAGTGAATTTAATATAGATCACTCTGAATGTGTGAAAGAATTATTAGATAAAAATTTTAATCCTTTTAAAAGTTTGTCTAAGGAAATAATTTCATCTAGAAAGGGATCTGATTTTTTAAAATGTCCTGCTCATACTGATTTTTTAAAAAACACATTTGTTTTTTGTGCTCCTTTTGATCTTACTATTGAACTAGAAATTGATATAAAGAATAAATCATTTAGAATTTTTTGTGAAAATATTTCGCAAGAAATTTTCGAATCACTTATAGATATAAGATTTTTAAAAAATCAAAAAAAATTTCCTTTAATCGGAATTGATTGGTTAGTTGTATTAACTACAGTTGAGTCGACAATGGTTCAGATATTACCAGCTTTTATGAATTATAATGATTTTACAAGTAAAACTACAGTAATTCCAGGTGAATATGATATTAGTAAATGGACTAGACCTGTTGAAACTGTTTTTGAAGTAAAAAATAATTATGAAAAAATTATTATTAAAAAAGGCGATGCTATATCTTATTTTAAATTTTTAACATCAGATAAAATTAAACTAATTCAATCGCCTACACCATGGAATGAAATTATAGAATGTAACAACTTAGTAAATTCTAATAAATTTAGACCTTTAAAAGAACGTTATGAATCTTTAGAAAAAGTAAGGACAAATAAATGTCCCTACTCAAACAATTAATATCTAACTACTACGATTCCTGAGCCGCCAGTTCCGCCATGTCCTCCAGATCCACCACCGGTATTATCACCACCATTGCCGCCACCGACGGTAGGATTACATGTTGCTCCATTGTTCCACGCTTGTCCACCGCCCTCAAATTGTCGACCCGCTACGTTGCCTGTTAATGTATTTTGTGGGTTGGTCGCGTTTTGATTTCCATACGGACCTGCGTGATGATATCCACCACCACCTCCTCCGCCGATACCTCCGCAATAAGAACCCCAGCCAAGGTGACCACCACCACCTCCACCGCCACCCCAATATAACATTTGTCCTGTCATATCAGATGCTCTGCCGGCGCCGCCGCAAACTTGATCACTTCTAAAGCTACCTCTATAATTCTGTCTACCATCAGGTGCGGATCCACCGCCGCCTCCGGCTCCACCGCCGGCGCCGCCGTTGTGAGTGTTTTCAGTATCAGCATTAAATCTTACACCAGATCCACCCGGATATCCTTGGCCTGATACGCTAAGACCGCCATAACTTCTTATTCTACTATCGGTTCCGTCGCCTGTGTTGGAGCCACCGCCGCCACTTCCTCCAGGACGTCCTGCTGTAGGTGATCCTAATAGACCATTTTGTCCTTGTGCCCAAGTTCCACCCTGACCGCCACCAGTTGCTGTAAGAGCACCGAACACTGTATTACTGCCATTTGCTGTTCCAGCACCACCACCGCCAACTGTAATCGGAATGCCAGTACCGTTGCTAACAGGATATGAACGACTGCTAATAACGCCGCCACCGCCACCGCCGCCACCCCAGCTTGATCCGCCGCCGCCGCCGCCAGCGACAACTAGAACGTCTACAGTTCCAGTGAATGTGGGAGTAAATGTATGACCTCCTACTGCTGTAAAAATATGAACTATGCCGCCACCGGGTACATAATTAATTTGATTACCACCTGTACCTACAAGGCCTTGGCTAAATCCTGTTACAGGTCTCCAAGTAGTACCGTCAAAAAATTCTAAAGTGTTTTGTGAGTTCGCACTACTATATCTTAATTTTCCAGTTGCCCCAGAAGTACTTTGAGTATTGTTTGGAGTTAGGATTGTTCCTGTTCCACTAATAGTTGTATTTCGTAATGTTGCCATTTAATCTCTCTTTAATATCTTACTATAACAATACCTGAGCCGCCGTTTCCTGCTTCGCCATATGCTCCGCCACCACCGCCGCCAGTATTATCACCAGCATTACCTCCGTGATAATGACTAGCACCACCTGCTCCTGAGTTTAGTGCCATTCCTCCACCTACACTATTAGGTCCATGTTGTGATCCAGGATATCTCGGACCACCGTGAGTTTGAGTTGATCCACCACCACCGCCAATTCCACCAGATGCTGCTAATGTACTATTACCGTGATGAATAGAGCCGCCGCCGCCACCTCCCCAATATAAGGTATATCCCATAATGTCGTTAGCAATTCCAGGGCCGCCGTCTGCTAGTAATCCTTGACGGCAATCGTCCATATGACTGAACCCTGGGCCTCCTGCTCCGCCGCCTCCTCCGGCACCATGCATATCCTCGCCTTGACGATTAAATCTAATTCCTGATCCACCTGGAAAACCTTGACCGGCAACACCGCGTCCACCCATATTTTTGTTACGACTATCATTAGGTCCGGTATGATTGTTTGATCCTGCGCCATTGCTGCCAGGACAGCCGCCGCCACCAGAAGCACCAGGACGACCTGCATATCCATCCCATGATCCACCGCCGCCGCCGCCATTAGCTGTGATTGAACCAAATACAGTATTACTTCCAGGAGTTGAGGACTGTGAATAAGCTGGAGGTCTTGCTGCTGTTCCTGCTACTGTTATACCTATACCCGATCCTGATGTAACTGGAAAAGCACGATTAAAAGTTACGCCACCGGCTCCACCTCCAGCACCTAAGTGTCCTCCACCAGAAGCACCACCTCCAATAACTAAAACTTCAACTGTACCGGTAAATGCAGGAGTAAATGTATGAGATCCTGCTGATGTAAACATATGAACTACACTATTAGCACGACCAACATTTGATCCGGCAAAAAGAATGGTATTTCCACCTGAGCCTATTGATCCTTTGCTTATTCCTGTTACAGGTCTCCAACCTGCATTATCATAATATTCTAAAAGATTATTACTAGTGTTAAGTCTTATCATACCTGGTGTTGGAGATGGTCTAGTGGAAGTATCACCTTGGGGAAGTCTTAAAAATCCAGTATCGCTAATAGTTGTATTTTGTAATGTTGCCATTTAATCTCTCTTTAATATCTTACTATAACTATTCCTGAGCCGCCTGCTCCATGATAAGAACCGCCACTGCCACCACCGCCTCCGGTGTTAGCTCCGCCATTGCCGCCAAAACGAGCATGACCATCACTGTTTGTAGAATTACCACCTTGGTTTAATGCTTGTCCACCACCTCGACCATTTCCTAATCCCGGACCATATCCTGGACAAAAGTGAGCAGAGCCGCCGCCGCCTCCACCAACGCCGCCGTCGCCGCCTCCGCCGTCGCAAATATGAGGACCACTAGCGCCGCCGCCTCCCCAATATAATACTTCACCGAAAATATCGTGAGCAATTCCAGGACCGCCGTGTGTAGCTTGTTGTTGATTTTCATCTTGTGAAGCTAGACCAGGACCTCCTGCTCCGCCACCACCACCACCGTTGTGGGTATTTTCACCATCGTCATTAAATCTTACACCTGATCCACCTGGAAATCCTTGACCAGTTATGCCAGGACCACCTGCTACTCTAAATCTACTACCGTCTGCAGATGAGTTACCACCACCGCCGCCACTTCCTCCAGGACGTCCCGGAGTTGTACTGTCCCAAGTACCGCCTGTTCCTCCGCCTGTTGCTGTTGTAACACCAAAAATAGAATTGCCGCCTGCTGTAGCAGAGTTACCAGGACCACCGCCACCGACAGTTAATGGAATACCAACACCAGCAGTAACAGGGTAGGCACGATTATAAATCACTCCACCACCGCCGCCGCCACCACTCCAACTTGAGCCTCCTGCTGCGGCACCACCTGCGACAATTAATACTTGAACCCATCCGGTAAATGACGGCGTAAATGTAGCTGCTCCAACTGCTGTAAAGGAATGAACAATTCCTGGATTATTTCCACCTCTTACAGAAATAGTTCCACCAGATCCAATAACTCCTGAACTGTATCCAGTAACTGGTCTCCAGTTTGTTCCATCATAATACTCTAATAAACTTATATCAGTATTGTATCTCATCATACCTAAAGTTGGACTAGCCGGTCTTTGAGCTGTAGTTCCTAGTGGTAGTGTTAAATCAGTAAAAGTACTCGATTGGAGTGTTGCCATTTAGTGTTTACCTTTTAATTCCTGTATTTCTTTAGTCAATTCTTTAACTGCCTCTATTAAGTAAGCTGTTAGTTTAGTATATTTAATTCCGCTCGGGTTTCCTTCTTCGTCTAATGTGACTAAGTTTGGTAAAACAGGAAACACTTCTTCAGCAATAAGTCCGGCTTCGCTTTTGCTACTACCATCCTTACGATCATATGTAAATGCTGATAATTGTAAGATAGAATCAAGAGCATTAGTTATAGGATTAAGATTTTCCTTTAAAGTAATACTAGATGTTTCGTTAACTGTGGTAGCACTCAATGTTCCACAAGTTACTTGACCACTAACACCGACACCACCTGTAACAACTAAAGTACCATTACCTGTTGTACTTGATGCTGTGCCGCTTGTAAAACTAACAACACCATTACAACCTAAAGTACTATTTACTTGAGACGCTGCTGAAGATGTAAATCCTGCAAGACTAGTTGTACTAGTTGATGTTAATGTAGTAAATCTTCCAGCAGCATTTGTAGTTACACCTATGCTCATATTGTCAATAGTTCCGGCAGTAGCAGGACTCATAACTACATTACCTGTACCTGTTGGACTCATTGTAATATTAGCACTAGCAGGACTCATACTAATTGTAGATTGAGCAGTAAAAGTACCACTTACTGTAAATGATGTTGCTAACTGAGGACCACCTTCGTTATTGGTTATAATATAATCTGTACCATCAGAAGTAATAGTATAGGTAGCATGTTGAGGCATAGTTTGTGTGCCTGCTGTAGTAAACCCTGGTCCTTTAATGGAACCGCCAGGAGTAGATAATGTAACTGTTCCATTTGTTGCATTATAAAAATTTTGAGCAAGACCTCTATATAGTCCAGGATCAGCTAGTATAACTGTATACGGTGCTGCCCCTGTAAAAGAGGTAAAAACACCAGCTTGCGGAGTTGGAATTGTTGAAGCTGCTGTAACTGTGCTAACTGGCGTTATTGTATTATATCTTGCCATTTTTTAATCCTTTATTAAGTTAATGATGTTTCAATGCCATATACTGTGACATTTACTGCTGAACCAGCACTTGCCCAAGCTACTACAGTTTTATTTGCGTCAAGAACTAATCCAGTTCTTTCAAATACACCTTTACCTAGTACAACAGTATCGTATTCAATCCATTCAGAGGATCCTGGGGTACCGCTGGTAGATATTGCTAAACGTATTGTAACTGATGATGTAGTTATATTAGTCATAGAAACATTAAACACTGCATAAAATCCGCTTGGAACGGTGTATACAGTAGTATTTGTTGTTGCTGCTAATTGAGATGGTGTATTAAGTCTACCTGTTGCCATTGTTTTTTTCTCCGTTATCTTTGCAAGAACCAGGCAAGTGCTACGGGAGCCCCGTCAATACCGCCTGTAAAATTCATTTTTGCTTTAACATTTATTTGTTCACCGGATGTTGTCGATATTGTGTTATTAGCAACATAGATTACACCGGCAGTTAGTGTATTTACGTTTAATGAGCTCTGTCCACCACCAATTTGTGCAGTAATGTAAGATTTAATAGCTCTTTGAGTTGGTAAGACGCTATCACTATTAGCAGTAAAATATGGATCAGTGCTAAATTGTGTAATAATAGCACTACTTGCACCTACAGAGAACGATCCAAGTTGTAAGCTCTGTAGTCCACTTAGATTAAATGCCGAAGCATTCAATGTAGCAGTACCTGTTGACTGTTGAACTCCGAACAAGTTACCTACGTTAAAGTTACCGTCTTGGTCAGTTGAAGTAAAGAATACTCTACCTCCTGCTGTAGCATACGTCTGATTAGCTTGTATAGCAGTTGAAGAATCAACATTTGGATAATTAGTTTCTTCAAAATTACCTGTACCAATATACAAGAAGTCATGTCCTGTTAAACGTACTTGTGAATACTTAATTCTTGTAGTAAGTAAATCACCATCAGCAGGAGCATTTAATGTTGTAAGTGCTGGATTAATTTGCCATGTTGCTGTGTAATCACCGGCGATACCTAATACATTAGATACAGCAACTAGTTTGAAATATTCTCCAGGAATACCTGCAAATTCAATATTTGCACCTGCTATTGGCATCTCATAAACATCTCTAACGTTTACAAAGTTACCTGGCTGATATAAATCAGCATTACCGTCACCTGTAATAGAAGCAGTAGCAGTTGTATTTCCTGTACCTTGATTAGATAAAGATGGTGTACCTAATACGCCGTCTCCTAATCTTACACGAGTAGCTGCTTCAACAGTATTATTAGGATCTGTAATTGTAATAGTGGGTCCTGCTCTATAAGTTCCTGTTAGTCCTGTACCAGTTGATAATGTAACTGGAGTAGAACTACCTGATATTGCTGATACTTTAAATGATGTATCTGTAACTATAGTTGATCCTATTACATAATAAGTTACATTAGTTATTAAGCCATAATCATCTAATCCAGTGAATTCAATTGGCTGACTATTTGTTAAGTTAGAAGTATCATTAGTAGTAATAAGATTTGTAGTAACTGTAGTAGCAGAAACTGATCCCTTTGGATATCCAGAACCTGGTTCTGTTATTCTAATTTCTGTCATTACATTAGATGCAATTCTTGCTCTAGCTTCAGTTCTTCCTCCTGTTTTTATTAATGAAGCAACTTGACCTGAACTGTTAGAAATAGCTACCCAACGTGGTGTACTATTTGGATTACCAAATACAATATCATTCCAATTAGAACTTGCAGACAATGTTCTTGTAGTCCATACAATACCGTCTGGACTTGTAGCAGCAGTTGTACTACCACTTGCGACAGCAACAAATAAACCTTGTCCATAACCAATCTTAGACCATGTAGCACTTGATGGTAATCCTGGAGTAACTGCGGTCCATGTAATACCTTTATCAATGCTATACGCTACAGTACGTCCACCGCTCGCAATAGCAACAAATCTACCGTTACCATAAGCAACACTAGTCCAGGTTGTTGAACTTGGTAATGTTCCACCAGCAGTCCATGTAATTCCGTTATTAGAATAAGAAGTTTTATTATCACCTGTTGATACCGCAACAAATGTTCCATTACCGTACGTTACATCTGACCAAGTTCCTGAAGTTGTACCAATAGATCTTGATACCCAAGTATCACCGTCAGTTGTGGAAGCTGCACTACCAGTTCCTCCTACAGTAACCCAAATATTAGATCCATACGCTAATGAAGCATAAGTTCCTGAAGGTAATAATCCTACTGAAGTTGACCACGCTGATATACCTAGATTACTAACAGTTTTATAAGCAGCGTTATTTCCGCCTGCTGTTCTGACTGCAAGGAATTTAGCATTAGTATCAAGTATTGTAATAGTAGGTACTGAAGTATAACCTTCTCCACCGTCGTCTATTGATATTTCTGTTACACCACCATTTGTAATAGTGTCTACAGTAAGTGTTGCTTGGGAGGTTGCTCCACCCCCTGTTACTGTAGCAGTTGTAGTAGAGAGAACATAATCTTGACCATATGTTTCTATTACTAAACCTGTCATAATATCTGTTCTTGCTGCGGCCGATGGTGTACTTAAATATCCTGATCCTGGAATCTCAACAATTACTTCAGTAATAACACCGTCAAGAACTTTAGCAACTGCTACAGTTCCAGATCCGCCGCCACCGCCAGTAAATTCAATAGTCGGTGGTGAGCTATATCCATATCCACCATCAAGAACATTTACATACCATACTTGGTCTGGTAACGGATCACCGTTCGTATTGAACTCACCCATTGTTACACTAAGTACAGCACCTGCTCCACCTAAACCGCCAATAGTAGCAGTAACAGTAGCACCTTGTCCACCGCCGTAAATAACATCAGCCCATGTACTTGAAGCTGGTAAGTTACCCGAATTATTCCATGTTGCTCCAGTAGTTGAATATGATGTATTGTTACCGTTGCTTGTAATTGCAACATAATTATTTGCGGCATAAGCAACTTTACCCCATGTTGTTGAAGCAGAAAGTGTAGAAGCTTGTGATCTAAATCCTGGAGCAGAATAAGTTAGTCTTGGCTCTAAAATATAACCAGTAGTAAGATCAAGAACAGTCTCAATAGAAGTTCCTGGAATTACATGATCCCAACCTGCTGCGTAAAGAGGAATAGTTAGTCCACTAGCATCGGCTGTAACATTAACAGCACCACCGCTCGGAGATGTGCTTACTGCGAACTGTGTACTTGAGAAGTTAGCAGCAATAATATAATAAAGTGTATTTGCTGATAGACCGTTTGTTGCCCCAGTTCCTAAGTAAATAGGCATACCAACATATAGTGTTGCTGTACTTGCTACAGTTAATAAGTCGTTTGTATTTGCGATAGCAGTAACAGTTAATGTTGTAAATGATTCTTTAGCAATTTTAGCAATCTTACTACCGTTGTTATATGTTACTACCCAACCATACTGACCTGCGCCAGTTCCTGCTGTTAGAAAACATCTCATTCCTATGTATGCAGGACTTAATTGTGTATCCGTAGCAGCAATAGTAATAAATGTATTATCTCCAGTCTGTGCTACGTTTGCAAAAGTTATATAGCCGTCGCCGCCGACATCGTTGCCGTCGTCTAAATCAATAAGTCTAGTTTCAAATACACCTTGATCTCGGAATTCGTCACCTATAGCAGAAGCATTAAATCCTGCTCCACTTATGTCTGGAACGTAATTGGTATAACCTATTCCGGCATTAGTATATTCAAATCTAAGAACTTTATCAATACTATCTGTTAGTACTAATCCGATAGTTGCTTGGTTACCACGATTATTTAAAGTTGCATATAAAGGTATTTCGTATGTATCAACACCTTCAGCAATAACACCGTATGTACCATATGATGAGTTACCGTTAGTAGCACGAATACGTCCACCTAGTTCAGCAATATAACCTGCGTAACCATAATAATTAAACACTGATACAAGTTCTACAAGTGAGTCTTGTCCTGTACACCATACACCGATACCATCACTGAGGATAGTTGTATAGTCGTTCTTAACCATTGACTTGTTTCCACCCTCGTGAAGTGAAGAATCAATTTTAGCACCAGTACATGCTGTACCAAACATTGTACAGTTTTGTGAGTAATGTGATCTTTCTTTAATCCAAACTTTACTATCAGCTGGACCAAAACCAGGATTAAGTGATGTATAAGCACCAGCAGTTGGTCGTTGTGTTCCATAAACATTTGCAGGGCTTAAAGTTCCTGTTAATCCAGTCATTGTACAGTTTCTTAACCCAGTACCGTTACCTACAAAGAACATATTTGACATTTCTGATCCGTCAACAGCATTAACATATTGTACTGCCGCTCTGATAGATTTATAATTTCCTACAAAATTTAGATCATCAATAAGTGCATCAATATATGCTAAAGCATCTCTAAGACAAGATGTTTCATCATACGAATACATAACAGTCATCGATCCAGATCCATTTAGAGTAATATCGATTGGATCTACGCCTCCATACTCTTCAGTTAGTCTAAATGTATCTGAAGTAGGTACATCTAAAATCCAATAAGTTGTATTAGTTGTAATTCCGCTACTTGCAAAAACTGTTCCTGTAAAAATAACAGGATCTCCTGCAATAAATGGATGTGGAGAAGATGTTGTATATCTATTATTTGATGCTGT